AGAAATACGTGAAGATACTACATTCATGGTTTCTAAAAGAAGATTTGAAGAATTGGTAAGTTCACGATCAACTATGATTGCTGAAGGCCGACCAAATGAAGGCGATATACTCTATATGCCTTTAATGAACAGTTTTTTTGAAATACTGTTTGTAGAAGATCAACAACCGTTTTTTCAACTAGGTAATTTACCAGTTTATAAAATAAGAGTAACACGTTGGGAATACTCAAGCGAAGATTTAGATACAGGCGTTCAAGCTATTGATGAAAAAGAAGAAATATTTACATTAAATCAATTATATCAACATTTTTCTTTAGAAGATGAAAGTGGTGCTTTATTATTAGAAAATGACACAGTAAATGCTGATAATAATTACTTCTTATTAGAAACATTTAATGAAACTATAAATTCAACTTACGCTGATAATAATGATTTAGATAATGAAGCTGGATTTGATACAGCTTCAACAGCTGATGATATATTAGATTTTTCAGAAATGAATCCTTTTGGTGAACCAGGATCGGGGAGTATATTTTAATGTTTGGTAATTTTTTCTACAATCAAGGTCTAAGAAGATTAACTGTGGCTTTTGGAACTATTTTTAATAAAATACAAGTTAAAAAAGCAGATGCTGATGGCAAACAAGTTCAAAGTGTTACTGTACCATTAGCTTATGGGCCAAAAGAAAAATTTATGGTTCGTTTAGATCAACAAAAAGATTTACAAGATAGAGAGTTTGCAATTGTTTTACCACGTATGAGTTTTGAAATATCTGGTATTGCTTATGACCCCACAAGAAAATTAACAAGAATACAAAAATTTAGAACACCAAAAACAAGCACAAACACAGGCGTTAATTATAATTACACACCCGTACCTTATAATATAAATTACACTTTAAATGTATTTACAGCTACAGCTGAAAATGGTTTGCAAATAGTAGAACAAATACTTCCATATTTTCAACCAGATTATACAGTTACTTTAAATTTAATACCTGAATTAGATATAAAAAGAGACGTACCTATAGTTTTAAATACCGTAAATTATGAAGATAGTTACACAGGAGATTTTTTAACAAGAAGAGCTGTTATCTATACTTTAAATTTTACCGCTAAAACATATCTATTTGGACCTGCTACTACTAGTAAAGTTATTCTTAGTTCTCAAGCAGATGTTTATGGAACTACTGATATTAATAATGCTAAAATTGAAGAAAGAATAACTGTTGTTCCAGATCCTATAACTGCTGATGCTAATGATGATTTTGGATTTACTGTAACAATTGAAAATCAACCTGAAGAATAATATACATAATAAATAGTATTATGACTAAAATTGAAGATAAAGTAAATGAAATATTAGGTATTGAATCTACAGAAAAACCTACGTTAGAATCTATTGTTAAAGTAGATAATCCTCCTGTACCTAGAATAGAAGATAGAAATAAACCTGATATAGATAATGATTATAATTATAGTAGAGAGAGTTACTATAATTTAATAGAAAAAGGTCAAGAAGCTATTGAAGGTATTTTAGAGATAGCAAAAGAAGGACAACATCCTAGAGCTTACGAAGTGGCCGGTCAATTAATAACAAACGTGGCCAACACAGTAGATAAGTTACAAGACTTACAAAAAAAATTAAAAGATTTAAAAGATTTGCCTAAATTTGCTTCGCCTCAGATTAAAAATGCTTTATTTGTAGGTTCTACTGCTGAATTACAAAAGATGTTAAAGAGTAAAAATGAAAATACTAAAAGCGAAGAAAAATTACTTGAACAAACAATCGTTTCAGATAAGTGATTTGACTTATATTAAATCAATGACTCCTTTAAAAGAGTTATTAAATGGTGAAAATATGATTGAACCAATAGAAGTTATAAAACATAGTATATCAGATACACCAAGAGTAGGTGCAGCTGGCCAACCTTATATTGAAAAAAAATATAGTGTTTGGAAAGGCAGTCAACGAATACAGGCCGCTTTACAATTAGGTTATACACATATAGAAGGAATTATAGTCAATGAGTGAAGTTTATCTAGGCAATCCAAATCTTAAAAAGGCCAATGTGCCTGTTGAATTTACACAGGAACAAATACAAGAGTTTGATAAATGTTCCAAAGACCCTCTATATTTTATTCAAAACTATGTAAAGATTGTTTCTTTAGATGAAGGTTTAGTACCATTTAAAATGTACGACTTTCAAAAAGAGATGATTGGTACAATGCACAGTAATAGATTTACAATATGCAAATTACCTAGACAATCAGGTAAATCAACTACGATAGTTTCTTATCTATTACATTATGCAATATTTAATCCAAATTGTAATATTGCTATACTTGCAAACAAGTCATCAACAGCAAGAGACATATTAGGAAGATTACAATTAGCTTATGAGAATATACCAAAGTTTTTACAACAAGGTGTATTGAATTGGAACAAAGGTAGTATTGAATTAGAAAACGGTAGTAAAATTGTTGCAGCTGCCACATCTTCTAGTGCAATTCGAGGAGGTTCTTATAACATCATATTCTTAGACGAGTTTGCTTTCGTGCCTGCAACGATTGCTGAACAATTCTTTAGTTCAGTTTTTCCTACAATATCTTCTGGTAAAAATACTAAAATGATTATTGTATCTACTCCACACGGTATGAACATGTACTATAAGTTATGGACTGATGCGGTAAATAAACAAAATGATTATGTACCTATTGATGTACATTGGTCAGAAGTTCCAGGAAGAGATCAAAAATGGAAAGAAGATACTATAAGAAATACAAGTCAAGAACAATTTAATCAAGAATTTGAGTGCGAATTTTTAGGATCTACAGATACTCTTATATCTGCTACTAAAATAAAATCAACACCATATATTAAACCTTTAGAGTCAAGAGGCGGTTTAGATATATTTGAAAGGCCTGATAAAAATAAAATTTATGTTTGCACAGTTGACGTAGCAAGAGGTATTACAAAAGATTATTCAGCATTTATTATATTTGATGTGTCTCAAATGCCTTATAAAGTGGTTGCTAAGTATCGTAATAATGAAGTTAAACCTTTGGTGTTTCCAAACATTATAGAACAAACATGTAAAGGTTATAATAGAGCTCATATATTGATTGAAGTAAATGATCTAGGAGGACAGATATCGGACGCATTACAATATGATTTAGAATATGATAATCTATTAATGACTACACAACGTGGACGAGCTGGTCAAGTTTTAGGAACAGGATTTAGTGGAAGAGGTAGTCAATTAGGTATTCGTATGACTAAACAAATTAAAAAAATTGGATGTTCTAATTTAAAAACAATAGTTGAATCTGATAAGATTATTATAAATGACTTTAACATTATAGAAGAAATGTCCACTTTTTCAAGACGACATAATTCTTGGATGGCTGAAGAAGGTTGTAATGATGACTTGATGACTTGTCTTATTATATTTGGTTGGTTATCTAATCAAACATACTTTAAAGAACTAAGTAATTCTGATGTTCGTTCTAAGTTATACGAAGAACAGTCTAATATAATAGAACAAGACATGGCACCTTTTGGTTTTATTGATGATGGCCTTACATCTCCTGAAGATCAACCTTTTAAAGATGAATATGGAGAAGTGTGGAATCCAGTTCATATAAGGAGAGGTGAGAGTTAAAAATCGTTATAAAAACGTCAAAAATACGTATTTTATAAATAGATGTGTAATGATAATTTTTGACTATGGGCGTATGAATAATACGATTATTGGATTATATATGTTAAAATTAGCTAATTAAAAAGGAGAAAACCTAATGGCATTTCAAGTATCACCAGGAGTTCTCGTACAAGAAAAAGACCTGACAACGATTATTCCAGCGGTATCTACTTCAGTAGGTGCATTTGCAGGAGAGTTTAGAAAAGGTCCTTTGGACGAAATCGTAACGATTTCTAGTGAAAATGAATTAGTAGATACGTTTGGCAAACCAGACTCAAATAACTTTGAGGATTTTTTTAGTGCTGCCAACTTTTTACAATATTCAAACGCATTAAGAGTAGTACGAGCACAAAACTCTGGAGTATCAAACGCAACAGCTTCAGGAAGCACGTTTGTTATAAAAAATAGTACAGATTATATTAATAATTATTCTACTGGACAAGGATCAGTAGGAGAGTGGGCTGCTAGAACAGCAGGCGCTTGGGGAAACAGTTTACTAGTTTCTATTTGTCCTTCATCAACTGCTTACGAAACAACTGCTGTAACAACTTTAAATGACTCATCAACAGCTGTTGGAGATACAACAGTATCAGTATCGAGTGGAACTAATATTGCTGTTGGCGATATTATTTCTTTTTCAACTACTGCTGCTACAAGCGATTATGACGATGGACATGAATATAGAGTAACATCTAAATCTACAAACGATATAACTTTTGTAAGACATTCTTCAGGACAAGGTGGTTTACAAAGAGCATTAACAATTGGTTGTAATATTAGACGTAGATGGAGATATTACGATCAAGTAGATGGAACTCCAGGAACATCATCTTACGCTTCTTCAAAAGGTGGATCAAATGACGAGATTCACGTTGTTGTAGTTGACGAAGATGGCGTTGTATCAGGAACACCAGGTACAGTTTTAGAAGTTTATTCAAAATTATCAAAAGCTTCTGATGCTAAAAATCCACAAGGAGACACTAACTATTATCCTTCAGTAATACTTAATAAATCTAAGTATGTTTATTGGATGGACCATAACGTAAGTGGTTCAAATTGGGGAAATACAGCTACTGGAACAACTTTCACTTCAGTAACTACTCCAACATTAACATCATTATCTAACGGTTCTGATGGTTCTACAGTAACAACTGGTCAAAAGAAAACAGCATACGAAAAATTTTTAGATGCTGAAACAGTTGATGTAGGATTAATCATCGCTGGTCCAGGTAATGCTGCTCACGTAGATAACGTAATAACGATTGCAGAAACAAGAAAAGATGCAGTTGCTTTCGTATCACCTGAGAGAACTGATGTTGTTAACATTACAAACTCAAATACACAGACTAATAACGTAATTGATTTCTATTCTTCAATTCGTTCTTCTTCTTATGTTGTGTTTGATAGTGGTTACAAATATCAATATGACAGATACAATGACGTGTACAGATTTGTACCGTTAAACGGAGATATAGCAGGTCTTTCTGCTAGAACCGATTTAATTGCAGACTCTTGGTACTCACCTGCTGGTTACAACCGAGGTGGTGTTAGAGGTGCAGTTAAGTTAGCTTACAATCCAAATAAAACTCAAAGAGATGATCTATACAGAAATAGAGTTAACGCTGTGGTAACATTCCCTGGCCAAGGCACTGTTCTGTTTGGTGATAAAACTGGA